GAACGAGTCATAAAATCAAATCTTAGGTTTGTTGTGACTATCGCCAAGCAATTTCAGAATAGAGGTATCCCTTTAATGGATTTAATCTCTAGTGGAAATGAAGGATTAATGAAAGCTATTGATAAGTTTGACCCAGAAAGAGGAGTGACATTCTTGTCATATGCTGTATGGTGGATTAGACAAAGTATCTATAATTCTATATATTGGCAAGCACGAGAAATTCGTCTTCCAATGTCTCAGCAATTATTGGTAATAAGTATACTCGATGCAACTAATAAATTCTTGCAATCGCATGATAGAAATCCAAGTTCCGAAGAAATATCAGAAATGACTGATATTCCTAGGGAGCAAATTGACTATCTAGCACAGTTTTCTAATAAGTTAGTTTCTGTGGACGATTTCATAGGAGGAGATGAAGAAAACAGTCAAGTCTGCGATATTATTCCAGATGGTGAAGACCCCCTTGATGAACAAGTAAATAAAAGCTATGTAACTAAAGAGCTAGAGAATCTACTTTCTAAATTAACAATTAGAGAGCACGATTTAATCTGTATGTTATTTGGTATAGGAATGGCTCCTGTCAATCCTAAAATTATAGCTGATATGTACGGTGTTGGAGGAGAAAGAATAAGACAGATGAAAGAGGGAGCTTTAGCTAAATTAAGACGTAGATTTTCTAATCAACTTAAAAATTTAATATAATGAAATTCGGAGAAATATTGTCTAAGTTACAAGAGGGAAAAGTAGTAAGAAGGAAAGTATTTCAGAGCAATCTGGTAATATTTATGCAGATACCTGCAATGATTTCTGGAGATGGAATACCTGCTATGCGTTCTATCCCTGATGATATGAAAGCTCTTATGTGTAGTTACGGTGTAGGTATTACATACCATGACCAGTTTATCATGTATGACTTTTCTGATAGGACTTGTACTTACTATCCTTTTGATGGTGAAGATATAAACGCAGATGATTGGGAAGTAGTTGATCCTTTAACTTATGACCCATATGACGACTTTAGATAACTATCCAATGGGTGCAGCTAATGACCCTAGAGCACCTTACAATGAACCACTACCTACTAAGGTTAAGGTAGAAGTAGGAGTTGAATTAGGGTTATTCGTAGATGTAGAAGTAATAGATGAAGATGATATTAAAGGTGCAGTTGAAGAAGCTATTTATAATAGGTTCAAATCCAAAGATGTTGAAATAAATAACATCGAAATCTATCAACATGATTTATTTAGTAAGTCGGAATAAAACTTTATTTGTGTCTACAAAATACAAAGAAGTAAGTTTCGAGGAGGCAATGAAAATATTGTTGCCTCTTTCTTTAGTTCAATTTGATACTGAAACTAAGGGATTAGATGCGCATACTAAGGAGTTACTAACTGTGCAACTAGGTTGCAAAGAAAATCAAGTTGTCTTTGACTGGACAACTATGTCAGCAGAAGAGAAAGCTGAGATAAAGAATTATTTTGAGTCTGATAGAGTATTTCTTGGATGGAATTTAATGTTTGACTTAGGGTTTTTATATGTGCAGGATATTTGGCCAAATTATATCTGGGATGGTATGATTGCCGAGAAATTACTTTGGTTAGGCTATCCAGCTAATATAAGAGAAATGAGTTTGAAAGCAGCTGCATGGAATTATCTAAACTATGACTTAGATAAATCTGTTCGAGGTAAGATTATAAATGATGGTCTTACTGAAGATGTAGTAGTCTATGCTGCAGGAGACGTAATGTGGCTAGAAGACATTAAAGAAAAACAAGAAATAGAGCTTGCTAAGCAAGAATTAAATCTTGCTATGAAACTTGAGTGTGAGTTTATCAAGAGTCTTGCTTATTTCAAGCATTGCGGTGTTCATCTAGATGTCGTAAAATGGAGAAATAAGATGGCTAAAGACCTTGTTAAGCTGAAGGATGCTGAGCAAGAACTAAACGATTGGGTAGTTCAATGGGATTCTGAAAAGAGACATGAGCATGATGGATGGGATATTAAATACCCAGAACTGGAATTTTATAATCTTATGGAAATAGAGGATGAAGTAGCTAGACTGCTAAAAGAGAAATATGTCCGATGCCCTCAGGAAGACCTTGAAACACCAGACGGAAAGGTTAAAGCTTATAGAAAAAGAGTAATAAGTCAATTTACTAAGGTAGATAATCAAGGTGATTTATTTAATGGCTTTGATACCAAGCCTAAGTGCACAATTAACTGGAGTAGCTCTCAACAAGTTATCAAGTTATTTGAATTATTAGGAATTAAAGTCAAGACATTTGATAAGCAAACTAAGAAGGAAAAGAAATCTGTTGAAGCTAAGCTTCTAGCTCCACAGGCTAAAGATTTCCCGATTATTCCTATCTATCTAAAATATCAGGAAGCTGCAAAAGTGGTTTCTACTTATGGGGAAAACTGGTTGAAGGCAATTAACCCTAAGACTGGAAGAATCCATGTAGATTTTCACTCACTAGGAGCTGATACAGCTAGAGTAAGTTCTGGAGGAGGAGTATATAAACTTAATCTACAGAATTTACCTCATGACAAGGAAACTAGAGCATGTTTTACTGCAGAGAAAGGTAATAAGTGGATTTCTGCGGATTATCAGTCTCAAGAAAGTAGAATCATTGCTTCTGTATCTAAGGACGAGGCTATGATTGAACTATTTGAACATGGCTGTGGGGATGTTCATAGTCTAGTAGCTAAAATGTCTTATCCGAATATTATCCCTAGAGACTGCCCTATAGAGGATATAGCTAAATTATATCATGCCCAAAGACAGGATGCTAAAGGTATTGAATTTGCCATCAATTATGGAGGCGATGCAAATACTATAGCTAATAACAAGGGTCTACCGTTGTCAGAAGCTCAAGAAATCTATGATAACTTTATGAAGGGTTTCCCTGGAGTAAAACAGTATCAAGATTATTGTAGAATGGCGGTAATGAGGGATGGTTATATTTTGTTAAATCCTATAACTAAGCATAGAGCACATATATATGATATTGATGACCTCTGGCGGATTTCTAAGAAGTTCAATGACCCAGAGTTCTGGGATTATTACAGAGAAATGAAGAGAGATTCTCCTGGCTGTGATACCGTCCAAGACGTTAAGAGATATTTTCAGAGAAAAGCAGCATCTGAAAAGCAGTCTATCAATTATCGTATTCAGAACAGGGGAGCAATGTGTTTTAAACTTTCCTCTATTAAACTATTTAATTGGATTAAGGAGCATAAGCTTCTTAACATTGTTAAGATGTGTGTTCCAGTCCATGACGAGTTTAATCTAGAATGCCCAGAATCTATTGCCGATGAAGTATCTAAGGTATTAGTTAAATGTATGATAGATGGAGGGAAACCATTCTGTCCTAATGTATTTTTAGGTGCAGATGTTACTGTATCAGATCATTGGATTCATTAACGAATAAGGGGCTATAGTAGTGATGCCAAACCTGAGCCCCCTTGGCCTACTAACAGTGCCTACAGTCCAAGGCGTAATGCTGAGAGCGCAGTTAGGGCATCATTTTTAATTAAATATAGTAGTGTATGAAAAAATTATTTGGTTTATTGTTAATAGCAATTATTGCTTTAAGTTCTTGTGCAGACAGCAAGACTTTTGAGAGAGCTGATGGAACTAAGTTTGTAGCTGAACCTTATGGTTGGGCAAACTATCAAACTAAGAAGATTGAGGGAGTAACCTATGAAGCGTGTATTGGTAACATTGTTTGGGATGTTATTGCTGTAGAAACTATAGTCATTCCAATATGGCTAACTGGGTGGGAATTATATGAGCCAGTATCTTTTGTTGAACCAAACGTCAAGTAATTATGAATGTAGAATTTACAACAACAGAATTAATTACAGATGAAGAGATTCTAAGCGCATTTGGAGAATCCATCCGATTTGACGAAGGGAAGTTTAAGATAGATTCTTTTATTGATTGCTTAGAAGACAGAGCTGACGTAATGGGTCTTTGTATTACTGAGAAATCTAAGAAAGAATTGTTACAACACCTTAAAGAATTAGTAATTAAATTAGTAAACGAGTTGTAAGTATTGTTTTAATTAGACATAGTATGCTGAATAAGAATTTGATGGATTCCAAAGATATTATAATTGCTAAGTTAAAATTAGCTATAAAAGAGTTTCAAGAGTATGATATTGAGCGTAAGAAATACTATAGTAATGCTCTAGTGGAGCTTGGAAAATTAAAGGATGAAATTGAAGAGCTTAGAGGAATAAATAAATATTCTAAGAGCTATATAGCTATGAAAGATGAAAATAGGAGACTTAAAGCATCTTTAGCTCGGAAAGGCATTAAAGAATTAACGGATTTTTATGATGTTAAGAATGTTGAATTAATCATTCAAAATCAGACTTTAAAAGGAGAAAATAGAAAACTTCGCGCTCGTAATAGCGAGTTGATTAAAAATAATAAAATGTTAATTAATAAATTGAATAAATATGAGTAGTTACTTAACTATATATGGTGTTCCTAAAAATGAAGGTAAGCCTATAGATATTGTTAGCTTTAGTCGGTCCCACTGTATATATAGTGCAATTTGCGATGAAGTTAATGTGGCATGGGCTGGAGAAAGTGAGGTATATACCAACTTGAATACTTCAGACTTAGATGGAGTTATTCATAGTATTGAAGAGGTAGAGTTGGAGAGGATGATATTATAACTGAAATTGCTGATGTTATGATTATGTGCGAGCAGCTTTCTAATTATTTTGGAAAGGAAAAAGTTGAACTGGAAAAAGAAAGAAAGCTAGAAAGATTAAAAGAACGTTTATCAAAATATACTGATTAAATGAAAGAGAGAAAACTTATTATTTGTAGGGGTATTCAAGGAAGTGGTAAATCAACTTGGGCCAAACAATGGTGTCATGAAAGCCCAGAACATCGTGTGAGATTCAATAATGATGACATTCGCAATATGTTAGGCGATTATTGGGTTCCAAGTAGAGAAAAGTTAGTAACAGAGGCTAAAGCTAATATGATTACATTTGCTCTTATTAAGGGTTACGATGTAGTAGTTGATAATATGAACCTAAATCCTAAGGAGGATGCATGGATTCGTACTTTATGTGAGAATATAGAGAAGGATACTGGAATTCATGTGAATATAGAGTATAAAGACTTCTGGACTCCAGTTGAAGAATGTATTCTAAGAGATGCTGCTCGTCCTAATCCTATTGGAGAGAAGATTATCAAAGAAACTTGGAGACGTTACAGAAACTTTATCATTAGTTCCGATATTAAGGAAATGCTTAAGAATAAGGCTGAACACGTTGATGGAGGAAGACCAGTGATATTAGTAGATATGGATGCCACTCTTTGCCTAAATACTTCTGGAAGACCGTTCTATGGAGAAAATAGTGCCAATGGTATGCTAGAGGATACTCCAGTAGAAGAGATTTGTCGTCTAGTAAGACAAATGGGAGAACATTGCTTAGTTTTCATAGTTACTGGTAGAGAAGGAACTGCTGAGGTTGTAGATGCTACAAAGGAATGGTTAAAGAAGAATGAGATTCCGTCTGATGCTATGTTCTTTAGACCAGTAGGAGACTATAGTCCAGGTCCAGACTGTAAGAGAAGAATCTACGAGGAAAATATCAAGGGAAAGTATAACGTACAATTTGTCCTTGATGATAGTTCTAAGTGTGTAAAGATGTGGAGAGAACAGGGACTTATATGTCTACAACCTAACGAAGGAAATTTCTAATATGAAACTTCTACAAAGGTTAAAGAATCTATTTCTTCCAGAAGGCAAGATCTCCGATGGATTTCATAGCTTTGACGAACTTTATCATTATAGAATGCTGTATAATGCAGCATTCTTTAACAGTTTAGAAGGTAAATATGAAGTCCACAAATCTTATAGACACTCAGATGGAGAGCTATGCTTTGGAGGAGGATGGTTCATAGTTATGGCTTATCTTCCTACTGGTCAAGTAAGTAATCATTACAGAATAGAGGATTGGAATCTGTTTAATATTCCTGAAAGATGGAAAGCAGATGAATGGGATGGTCATACTCCAGTTGAAGCAGCTAATAGATTATATAGGTTTTGTTTACACTATAATGAATATTATCCTATATGGGAATGTTAGTAGGACAATTAATTAAAATATTGGAGCAATTTGACCAAGACAGAGAGGTTATGATACACACCTTAAGCGGAGAGACTGTAGAGGTTAGAGGCTACTTTGTGCAAAAGGATATAGATGATAATTCGTTTTATATAACTGATTTGGACGTA